AGCTTTTAAAAGATGCTTTTAAACTTAATGTTTTTGATAGCAAGAGATATATTATACATTCTCTTCCATGGCGTAAGATTGATAAGATTGAGCCTTTGCGCGATGTTGACTACGCTGGTATACGTAATTATATTGAATGCGTTTATGGCATCGTATCTAGCCAGAAAGTTGACGATGCTCTTTCACTAGAATTCGAAAAGAAAAGTTTTCATCCGATTATAGACTATTTAAAATCATTAACATGGGATGGAACTAAAAGAGTTGATACTCTGTTAATAGACTATTTTGGCTGCGAAGATAACGAATATATAAGAGCGTCTATACGTAAGATGCTTTGTGCAGCAGTTGCAAGAGTATTTGAACCAGGTATAAAATATGATTTGGCTCTTATTCTGGTAGGTGAACAAGGAACTTATAAAAGTACTTTTATAAAAAAGCTAGGCCGTGATTGGTTTTCCGATACATTTACAACAGTTCAAGGGAAAGAGGCGTTTGAGCAAATACAAGGTGCTTGGCTTATTGAAATGGCAGAACTAGCTGGTCTTAAAAAAGCAGAGGTTGAAACTACTAAACACTTCATATCAAAAAGAGAGGATATGTTCCGTCCTGCTTATGGAAGAACAGTAGAAACGTATAAACGTCAATGCGTGTTTTTTGGTACAACTAATAATTGCGATTTCTTACGTGACCCTACTGGTGGAAGACGATTCATGCCTGTAGATGTGAGAGTAGAATTTGCGAAAAAGTCTGTAATTACTGATTTAACTGACAGCGAAATAGACCAAATTTGGGCTGAAGCATATCAAATGTATATATCAGGAGAGCCTCTGTTCTTAGTAGGAAACGAGGACAGAATTGCAAAAGCTGAACAGCATAAGCATTCTGAATCTGATGAAAGAAAAGGAATAATAGAATCATACCTGAATAACCACTACCCGGACAATTGGGCTAACATGGACTTGTATGAGAGAAGAAATTGGCTTGATGACCCATTGGCTAAAAAAGGCAATCTACAAAAAGACTTTGTTTGTGTTGCTGAAGTTTGGTGTGAATGTTTAGGCAAAGATAAAACTGATATGTCACGCTATAACACACGTGAGATAAATGATATATTGAAATCTCTTAATGATTGGGAGGCTGTTACATCAACTAAGAATTTCCCAATATATGGAAAGCAGAAATATTATAAACGTAAAGATAGCTTGTTATAAATTATACTGATATGATACTGTCTAATAAAAGATGCGATATATGTGGTAAACCTGTTTCAGACCAACATGTATTTGAGATTGATGGCTATATAATATGTGTATGCCATTTTAGAATGTTATTAGAAGCTGATTTAATATATGAAGGCATGGACGACGAATGGCACTTTATGTATGTACACGAAAAAGATATTGAAGAACTTTTAAATATGCTGTAATATGAAGTATGTAATAATTAGAGCAAATTGCAAGTTTTCTGATGGTTCAAGCAGAACCATAAAGTATGATGAAAACAAAGTTACAGAAAAGAATGCATGCAATGATATAAATAATTTTAGAGCAAAATTGAAAAATGAGCTTGATACATCTTTGCAGATACTTGGAATAACTGTTGTAAGTATAACTTTTACATATGAAGAAAGAAACAGTAGATAGCGAAAAACTTGTTGAACGCAAATTAGTTCAGCAAGTAAAAGAGAATGGTGGAATGTGCATAAAACTATTATGTAACCATATATTAGGTTTGCCAGACAGAATGTGCTTATTTCCTGGAGGAAAAATAGCATTCATTGAGTTAAAAACAACTGGCGAAAAGCCTAAAAGAATACAGGTTTTTATGCATGACAAAATAAGAAAACTTGGATTCCAAGTATTAGTTATTGATAGCACGAAAAAAGTATCTGAGTTTATAAATGATATAACAAATTTACCATTTTGATATGCTTACAGAAAAGGATTTGCATGTATACCAAAAAGCTTGCGTAGAACACATAATTGACAATCCATATTGTGGTGTATTCTTAGATATGGGCCTTGGCAAAACTGTTTCTACACTTACAGCTATTAACTATCTCATGAATGACTATTGCGAAATAAACTCTGTGCTAGTAATTGCTCCTAAAAGAGTTGCTGAGTCAGTATGGCAAGAAGAAGCAGAAAAATGGGAGCATTTGAAGCAATTGAGGTTTTCAAAGATAATAGGCAATGAAGCAGAGAGAATAAAAGCTATAAAAGCAAAAGCTGATGTATACATAATATCAAGAGACAATGTGGCTTGGATATGTGCATTGTTTGGTGGAGGTAAACTCCCATTTGACATGTGTGTAATAGATGAATTGAGTAGTTTTAAGAGCTATAAGTCACTGAGATTTAAAGCACTGAGAGCAGCAAGGCCTTTTATGAAACGACTAGTTGGCTTAACAGGAACTCCAGCTCCAAATGGCCTTATTGATTTATGGCCACAGATTTACCTGATGGACAGAGGCATTCGTTTAGAGAAGACTATAACGAGATACAGAGAAAAATACTTCCGTCCAGGTAAAACTAATGGTTCTATAGTGTATTCATATAATATTCTCGAAGATTCAGAAAAATTAATACACGAAAAAATAGAAGATATATGTATCAGTAT